CAAACGTTAAGTACTCTAACGCCCTTCAAATTGATGAAGCTCTCTATAAGTCACACATCGAACCGTTGATGCTTCTTATCGCCGACGCTCTTACAGTTGCATACCTACGCCCTGCGCTTATCGCAGGAGGGTTTGCCGAGGAAGACGTTCGACGTATTACCGTTTGGTTTGATCCTTCACAGGTTGCTACACGTAATGACAGAGCTGCCGACGCAGACTCAGGCTTTGACAAGATGGCGGTGTCTTACGAGACATGGCGTCGCGCTCATGGTTTTGCAGCTACCGACGCGCCGGAACCAAATGAACTTGCTATCCGCCTTCTCGTAGAGAAGGGCTCGCTATCTCCAGAGCTTACCCAGGCAATGATTGGAGCTATCGCTCCCGAGGTTATGAAGTCTGTTCGCGATGCGCAACAGGTTGACTCAGTTGCTCCCGTTCCTCAAGAGATTCAACAGATCTTAGATAATGCAACTCCTCCTGCTCCAACAGAGCCGGCAGAAGAAGAATTACCACCGGCATTACGGGAAGGCATCTAACTAAAATGGAACAACCAAAGGTTAATAAGGCAGATCTTGCTGATGTAGTTGCTAGCGCTGTAGCTCTTTATCTTGAAAGACAAGGCGTAGCTGTACAGTACACAGAAGAAACCTCACCTTATGAAGGCGCGCCTTTAGTTGAGCAGCTTATTGATGACCGTGACGGTTGCCCTCTATGTGGCGACGCAGGTTGCGTATGCCCAGGATGTGACGCAGGCATATGTCTATGCGATGACGATTGCATGTGCACCGAATGTCTATCTGCAGACGAGTATGGACAGTATACCTCGCAGGATATGTATTTCTCTTTTCAAGAGCAACAGGCTGAAGCTTTAGTAGCAGCAGGCATTATCGTTGCTGAAGAGCAGGACCTTGCTGCAGCTCTCTTAGAGATCGCCGAGAAGCACGGAAAGTTTAACGAAGACCGTACAGGTATCTGGGCAGGATACACTCCTGCGGCAGAAAACGAGTACAAGGAAATCGGCGTTAAATGTATTAACTGTGTTCTATACGAAGGTCCTGGCGTATGCAAGATTATCGAGCAGCCAATTGAAGACGACGGCAAGTGCCGTTTTGCAGTTATACCTGACGGTATCGTTAAGGTTGAAGACAGCCAGATTAACGCTTCCTCACAAGAGCCTGTTGATCTCCTAGACTCGTTTGACGCATCTGCGTTTGCAAACAAGGGTCCTTGCTGGGACGGATACAAGCAGGTAGGAATGAAAAAGGGCAAGAGCGGAAAGATGATTCCCAACTGTGTCCCTGTCGATGCGTCCGATGACTCAGAGTTTGCAGTCGATGAAGAGACTGACGAATGCCCAGAGGCTACGCAGGATATTGAATTAAACTTAAAGAATCGTCAAAATGCAATTGACAACGTTGGCTATGGCCCGTTGAATCCAAGTGAACCTAACGAAGAATTTTGGAACGAAAAAGCTGACAAGTGGAAGACAACTGCCGAAGAAGCAAAGACCGCAGTTTGTGGAAACTGTGTATTCTTTATTCGTACTCCAAAGATGCTTGATTGCATTTCAACAGGATTAGAGCAGGGTGACTCAAGCGCAGTTGATGCAGACGCAGCTATTGACCAGGCAGAGCTTGGATACTGTGAAGCACTAGACTTCAAGTGTGCCGCGTCTCGTACATGCAACGCATGGGCAACAGGCGGACCTATCACTGCAGCAAGCTCACGCAAGGCTCCAAAGAAAGATCGTATCCGCGGCTCAAAGAAAAACAAGCCAGGATCTGCTTCAGGATCTAAGAAGATTGTTTTCTCTGCACGAACAGAGGCTGGTCTTCGCAGCAAGGTAGAAGCACATAACGAAAAAGCAAAGCCTGGACGTAAGGCAACACTTCCAATGTTAAAGGCTGTCTATCGTAGAGGCTCAGGCGCGTTCTCATCTAGTCACCGACCAGGTATGACCCGCGACGGTTGGGCAATGGCTCGCGTTAACGCGTTCCTTAAGCTTTTAAAGTCTGGCTCTCCTGCAAATCCAAATTACAAGCAGGACAACGATCTTTTACCTAAGGCGCATCCTAGATCCTCTCGCGCAGAGGCTTCAATAATGCAACATGAACTTTTATCTATAGCGCTTAGGGCCGCAGACGAATATGGCTCACCGGAGCATGCTATTCACGCGATGGCCGAGTATTCATCATTAGGATATGAGGCAATCCCTGCGCTACGCGGTGCATGGCTACGAGGTGTACGAGACGGGGATATCCCGTTCGAGCGAGCATATACACTAGCGACAAAACTTTATGAATCTAAGGACGCAGATTTACTTCCGAAGAAGCGTAAGGGAGCCATGTAATGGACGCACCTCTAAATGAGAAGATCGAGCGTACACTAAAGCGTAAGGCTGCACGCAAGAAGAACGACAGTAACTACATGCCTGTCCTTTCTCTTCATCAGCAAGTTCTTGCACTTGTCTCCGAGGCAAACTCTAAGGTTTCTCAGGAGCGTCACGTAACTCCACGCTCTGCGCTTACAGTAATGAATCGTTCTCTCGCAAGCTTGTCTTCGCTTGACAGTGACGCTAAGGATTTTGCAGTCCTTCGCGAGGTATCACGCTTCCTCAACGTTGCAACAAAAACATTTACGGCTAGCCAAACACACAACACAGACCTATTAGTTGCAGGTCACCCACTCTCTACTCTTAACGCCTCATTGTCAGGTGAAGAGTTTCTTAAGAAGAACGCGCGATGGATTGCAGCCGATCCTTCTATCGACGAGTCAATTCGTCCTCTAGTCGCATCCGCGCATGCAGCAACACCAGGGTCTATCGAGCGTGAACACGCATTTGCACGACTCAACGCAAACAAAACTCTTCTTGCCGCGTACTTCAAGATTGATAGCCTTTCACCTATCATTGCCGCGTTTGGCAGCGGTAACTCTTCTGCAGCTCGACGTGCACGTGTTGCCCTACAGTGGCGTGACCGTAAAGGCCGCTGGGTTGAAATGGGACGCGGTGCAGACTTTAACTTCCGTATGCCTGATGGCTCTGTTGCTAGAGCCTCGGGCGTCTATGTTGGTGTTAGACCTCAGCGAGCTGGAGAAAACTTTACCGCGGGTCTTATTCAAGTTTCAGGAGATAAAAACTTACCAGACGGTATCTATGCTGTTAGAGCTGGAGACGTTGAAACGTACGCAGCGCGTCTTACTCCCGCACAGCTTAAAAAAGCAGGAGTCTCAAGCAAGGTAAAAGTTGACCAAAATCAAGTTAATATTCCTACAAGAGATAACCTTGTTGCCGAGCGCCTAGACGCTCCTACAGGCTGGACAAAGGTAGACGATAATACATTTACGTCAGATGATAACTACACCGCTAAGTTAACCGACGGCAAGTATACTCTCTATCGTCAAAATGAAGATGGCTCACTTGCGGACAAGGTTGGCGACGCAGGTAGCTGGGCTGATGTTAATGATCTCGCTAACGGAGATCAAGAAGCATATGATGCAGTTAAGGGTCAAGACTCTTCTGCACAACAACAGCAGATTAAAGCTCGCCTAGATGGTAGAACAGCGCACAACGCAGAGTTCGACAGACTTGAAGAGCTTGTTAAGAGTGGCGTAGATCAAAACGGAAACACGGTTCCTCCCGGCTGGGAAGGCGTTGTTAAGCCAGGCAGGGCAGCTGATGTTCAACGTAGAGATATCGGCGCAGACATCGTGTATGCTGAAGAAGGACTTCCTTCTGTTAAGTATAAGAAAATAATTGCAGATGACAACGGAAACCCTGTCTTCGCTGAAGCAGAGTTCTATCGTGACGGAACGTTCGCAGCCTATGACAAGAAGTACGATTCATGGGAAGAAGCAGACGCAGATATCCCGCGCTGGATTAAGGAAGAAGAAGACAAGCGCGGTCGCTCACTTGAGCCTATTGCCAATGTCCCATCGACTGAAGTAACTGGTAAAGAAATCTACGAACGTCGTATAGCAACAGGTGATTCACTTGACAAGGTTGCAAAAGATCTTGGAATTCCTCGCGAAGAAGTTCGCCGTCTAGAAGCAGAGTACGGACGCACTATTGATTCATCAGAGCCATTTGATGTTGAAACTGCAATTGATGACGCAATGAAAGCTTTACCGAAGTCTCTTTTAGAAAAAGTAGTCCCCGCTTCTGAAGACGATGCCTACCGGTGGAGTGAATCTGAGCGAACCGAACATACTGACGCGGGCTCATATTTTAGTACATTTAGCCAAATTGCAAGCGAGTTTTTTAACTTGTTTAACCGTGATAGAGACACAAGTTCTTTCGAAGAGGATATGGCAGATATCCTTAATAGAAGATCTACTGGGTATAAGCCAGTATTTACTGAAGAAGCCGCGTCAAGAATAAAAAATGCAATATTAAAAAAATATGAAGATGTGAAAACAAATAAAATAAGCGATGAAGAATTCGTAGAGTCACTGCCTGCTATTCTAGTAAATGCACCTTCAGGAACAAACGTAAATATTAAAAACTTCTATGCGTACGGCGATGATCTACGACTTAGCCAAGGTACCTATCGGTTATACTACGAGATCGAGAACGAGATAAATGGATGGGCGTTTAATCAGGCTGCTGGGAAAGAGCACGAAATAGACTTTGCAAAAGCAAAAGATGTTATTATTAGCACTTCGTTTCATGCAGCGACGCTAGAGGTAAGTAATAGACTTCGTCGTGAGGGGCTTGCAGCATTAGATGACCTAAAGAATAATAAAATATCTAAACAACAGTTTATGAGCACTGTTGCAGATGCTATATTAGGAAAGGACAATGCTGGCGCACCTATTAGACCAACTATGAGTCGAGAAAATATTGCGCCTTTCCTAACTAGGTGGATAGACGATAAAAAAGATGATGGGTACAACCTTGGCTATGTACGACCAAAAATAGCTCCAGACCCTGACGGAAACACAGATGCTGTGTACAAACCTATCAAACTAGCACTCCACTATCCTGACGGAACGTTTGCGTCCGACTCTGAAAGAAATAAAATTGTTAATAGACTTTTAGATATACCGGGAATTAACATTGTTGGTCTTGATAAATCAAGTGGACCACTAGACGAGGATGCTTCTATATTTGATAGAATGTTAAGTCTTCTGCATTCAGATAGCGTTGAAATAACACTTGACTCTGCAATGCTAAGACAGGCTGAGCTAGATAGCCTTATAGAAAAGTCTGGTACTTCAGAAATACGAGACACACAACTTGCATTTTCACCTTTTGGTCCAATAGTACAAGTTAAGCCTGGAGTGACAAGAACAGTAAAGGCGTATAGTACAGAAGATACAGAAAAAATACTCGACGAGATATTCCAAGAAAATGGTTTTAGATCTGCAGAAGCTGAAAGAAGAACTGCAGCTCGCGTTGCCGATGCTGACGCTGTAGAGAAGTACGATGATGAGATTAGAGCAAAAGCAATTGCAAAAATTCATAAGCTTGCCGAAGTAACAGATGAGACAAACGATGAAGGCAGATACTTTTTTGACTACGAACTTGGCGAAGATTCTATTCTATATGAGTATTCCGACAATGGGCCTAGCGGTGAGAATGGTAAAACTCTTCTAGAAAATATGAAAATTATAGTAAAAGAACTAAAAGAAGTTGGCGCATCTATTAGATTAGTAAATAGGGCAGGTGGCACTGCTGGCGCACTAGGTGAGCGCCCAAAATCTTACAGAATAACGTTTGACGATCCAATGAAGGTAGCTGATATTGCAGCTACCTTTGCTCAAACATACGTTGTAAATCATGGCAGTTGGAAGTCTTCTAACGCAGATGACACAGTTAAGTACGCTATTGAGGATATTGCTCAGCAGATCCAAGAGAAAGAGCTTGCTAGCTTGCCGAGTGATGATTCCGGTACATCACAAAACGATGAAAATGATGAAGGCCCAGACGAACCTCCAACTCCTCCAACAGGCGGTGTTCCACCAAAGACACCTAGCCCAAACGTACCCTCAGCTCCAGGTCTATTTAACGGATTCAATGTCCCAGATGGAGCGTTTAAGTTTAATACAGTAGACTATACTCCAGAAGGTCGCATTGACGAGAGTAGCAGTGATTTCACAGACGACCCACAGAAGCTAGCAACTAAGTTTACTCCACAGGATCTTGTTCAAGCTCTATCTCAGGCGTTGCTTGGTAACTCTACAGACGCAGCGCTCGCGGAGATTCTTAACGCGAACGTAGATGATGATAACGATATTCTCGACCCTGCAGAGATTCAAGACAGCGTAAATATTCCACAGGTAAACTTAGGAGTTCCTTCTGGTGCAGGGCAGCTTGAGTTTAATGCTGGCGCAGAGTTTGTGCCTGCCGAGGCGTTGTTTAACGCAATCTGGGAAGCTGGGCTAGATCCAAACCGTGTGGTTGCAAATATCTATGACTCTGTAAACGGCAACAACGAGAACCTTAA